TTTCTACGGAATTAACTAGCTTTCCATATTCTATTGGGTCAATGTCACTCATTTTGTTGCGCTTTCATTCTCAGTTTTTACTGGCATCCATTTACCTGTGTAGCCCATTGCTGAATTTATATACCGTACTTGCATTTCCATCGTTCCGTCTTCCTTTTGTAAGTGGCGAAACTCAGGGACACTTTGCGGATATATTCTGCCTTGGCAATATGTTGTCATTACTCAGGTGTTGGGGTTGGTTCAAAATTAATTGTTGGCTGAATTGGTGCAACATAAGGCGCAACTTCCCCAAACTCGCCAGCTTTAGCACGATTGTATAAATCAACGCCCCAAGGCTCAGGGTCATAAGAAGTTGCACCAAACGGCATTTCTTCTACAAATTATTCCCATTTAACAATAATAAAAATTGAAGTGCCTTCTTCGTTGTTATAAACGGGGTCTTTAGCGTATTGAAGTGTAAACATTGTTATTCCTTAATTAAGATACTCTGCAAGCCACTATTTGAAAAGTACCACTTGCTATGCCAGTAGCTCCACCAAGACTCATATTTCTCCATGTTCCTGATAAATTATTTGACTCCCTAGTCTGTGCTCCTGAAACATCTGTTGCAGTAGATTCTATTTGCTGAGTACCTGTACCAGCAGCCATAGTAGACCCTGAAGCAACTAATTCACCAGCACCATTTGCAAGAGTTTTACCAAAAACATAACTACCAACCGAGTTAAATGTAGGACAAGCAGCACTAAAAGTAACTGCGCCAGTAGCACCCGATACAGCCACACCATTACCAGCAACAGCGGATGTAACACCGCTTGATGGAATTGCTGCTGAAGTCCAAGTTGTGCCGTTAGAAGTAAGAACATTACCATTTGTGCTAGGAGCTACTGTTTGGGGTGCAGAAGTACCATTACCAAGCAATACATTGTTTGCGGTTAAAGTTCCTGCACCAATACCGCCTTGCGCTACTGTTAATGGGGTTGTAAGTCCTGTAATAGAAGTAATGTCGCTATTTGCGCCTGATTTAGCAGCACTTAAATTAGTACGGGAAGTAGTAGCATTGGCAACATCAGAAAGATTACTTGCTTTTAAAAGTGCTAAACCACCAGCAGTATCAACATACACTTTAGTTGCGGCATCTTGGTCAGCGGTAGGCGTTCCAAGATTAACTATCTTATTAGTATTAAGGTTCAATGAACTGGTCATTGGGGTTTGACCGTCAGATGCAACCGAGCCAGTTAATGCTGTAGCAATATCTGTAAGCGTTGTATTAGCCCATGTAGTGCTAATAGTTGTGCCTGTAATTACTGGATTACCAGCAGGAAGATTGTATGTACCGCTACCGTTTCTACTCATTTGTTGCTCCTTGTACGCCTTGCAATGTTAATAGTCTAGCCAAGTTACGCTGTTCAGGCGTTAAAAATGGTGCTGCTGTGCTTGGTATCAGACGATTTTGAACAGGAGAAGATAATGCCGCTGCTCTTAAAGCTGGTCTAGCTAATATTGCACCTGCGCCAACACCACCTGTACTTACGCCACCAATTAATCCAGCAAAATAATCTAATGGGCTTAATTGTGGCAAGCTGCCCATTCCTTCTGTTGCTTGACTAGCTTTTGGAAACGCTTGGCTAAACTGGGCAATGCTCTTTAACTCGCCTGATAGCGGTTTGCCACGCTGTAATTGAGCCGCTAATTTCTTAGCATCAATAGTGCCAGTAGTTGCGTTAGCGGCTTTTTCAATAGTGTAGGTTTTAGCAATTAATTGCCGTGCATCCCTAAACTTGCTTAAAAGATCGGTTTGCCCTGTTTTGCTTAAATGGGTTTCTAATGCGCCCTCAATAGCATCAGCCGCCTTTTTAGATGCCCTGCCAATATCGCTGTTACCAGTTCTAAAAGCATCGTCAGCCGATGTACGCAACTGTTTAATCTTTTCTACTGCTGAACTTGCGTCAAAACTAGGAGATTTTAAGGATTGAACCAAGTTAATTACTGGACTTGGTGGCGCATCAGGAAAACCTTGCATTGCTGTCAAATAAGGCTTTGCAATATCGTCTAACGCATTAATGTACGATTTATCAGCAATAACTTGACCTGATAAGCCTAAATTAGTGTATGCGTTTCCAGCTGTAGTACGCAAATTTGTAATAATTTCAGGTGTAATAACCGTATCTTTTGGCAAACCAAGCGATTTAGCTGCCAATTCATTAGTAATCTGTTGATTTTTAGCACTTGCGTTTTGTGCCGTGCTAATTTTTCCAGCAACACCTTCCATTACTCGATTAAGAATAGATGGATTAGCTTGAGTAGGCGGTATTACATAACCTAAATCCCTTGCTTGCTGTATAGATTGAACCATTTGCGGGTTTGGTGCTTGACCTCGCAACATAGACGGAATAGAACCAATAGCAGGAACAGCACCGCCAAAAGCCGTACCTACAGCCACATTCTTAGCTACATTACCGTACATATCTGCGCCAGTTTCACCTGTGTTTATAGGTGTGATTAAACCTGATGTAGCACCAAGAGCAGAGCCTTGAACTATTGGGTTTGCTTTAGCAAAACTAGGTATCACGCCAGCACCACGAGTAATAGCTGTGGCTGGTAATACTGCGCCACCTACACGACCAATTCCATAAGAAACAGGGTTAGCTTCGTAATAAACATCGGCTTGTTTATCAAGGTTTTGCGCTAATTGGCTTGTTCCTAAATTTCCACCTGTAACCAATTGCGCTCCTGCAACAAGCGGATCAATAGCAGATTTGGTAATACCAGCCAATGTTGATTCTAAAGGTCTTGGTTGTGCTTGAACATTGGTACGATTGACCATGCGTGGTCTGCCCATTGCTGCACCACCACCTGTAGAAGCCCATACTGGGTTTTCTTCTACAACTGGCCCAGCATAAGCTGTAGATGCAGGTGCAGGTGCAGTTACCTCATCAGGTACAAAGCGTGGTGCTTGTTGGGTATCAGGTACGAATGCCATATTACCGCCAAGTTCCAGTTACGCCATTAATAGTAATTTTATCGCCAACTTTTAATTTACCGCTGTTAAATGCGTTTTGGGCATCAGCTTCAGTTGTAAATGCAGTTGGCGCAGAAAGGGTAGACGGTGTAAAAGGTTTAGACGTTGGTGCTCTTGTGCCTTTTTCTTGTTCTTCAAGAAATTTGTTAAAGCCTTTAAGTTTATCTTCAATCTTTTTAGCGTTATCAAGTTCAGATGGCAAAAACGCATTTAATCGTTTTAATTCTTGTGCGCTTTGTGCAGCACCAGCACGTTCATTAATAACTTTAGAAACGATATTAAATACTGCTGAACGGGCTTCGGTTTCAGCAGGTGTTTCCGTTCTTCCAGCTAAAGTTTCTCCAAAAGGCAACGCACCCGCAGCACCACGAGCAAAACTAAACGCTGTGGGAGCAGATTTAACTAATTGTAATGCGCTGTCAATAACTGCTTTTTGCTGATTAATAGCGGTAATGTCTTTTGATTGCTCAGAACTTAATTTAGGCGATAAAGGTTGTCCACCAGCCATAATTGGAGTAGCGTCACCTGTACGAGTATTAACAATCATTGGGCCATTTGCAGTTTCAACCACTTGTCCAGCAGTAGGCATTTGCAACTTAGGAATGGTTTGTAATACTACTGTTGGGTTTCTTGGATCACGAATTTCAATAGCCGTGCCAGTATCAATCTGTATAGGCGCACGATATTTTTCGCCACCTTCTGCAACAACCTCATTTTTACCAGTTGCAGGGTTAAAACGAATAACTTTTTCACCTTCGCCCACTTTTTGCGGTTTAAGCATTTCAGCAGCTTGAGATTTAATAAACGATGGTGCATACGGATCGGTAGCAATACTAAACGCTTTGCGGAAGTCAGGTTGATTAACTGTAGCCAATGGCGCACCTGTTGGGGTTGGCCCTGCCAATTCAATTTGCTGTGGGCTAATAGCGTTAAAGTAATCTTCGCCCATTTTTTGCTGTTGACCACGCAATTTAGCAGCTAGTTCTAAGGCTTGTTTATCGCCTTTTTCTGCAAGGCTTTTGCCAGCGTACAGTTGCGCTAATGGGGCAGCATATTGAAAGAAACTAGGGGCAACATAACGACCACTAACCATTTGACCTTGTGGCTGTTGTGTGCCTTGTTGCATCAGCATTTGCGCCATTTGTTGCTGGCGGTTTAGCTGTTGCTGTTCCGCAAACAATTCGGGGGGTAAAGTTCCAGCGGGATTAATAGCCATTATTTAAACCCTCTTTCTTGTGCTGCAAGCATCCTGCTTGTTTGTGAATAAGGATCAGTACCATATTGCTGAGAAATGCTGTATTGCGTTAATGGGTTGTAAGTGTTTAAACCGCCCATTTGTACATCTTGAGCGTTTACATTAGTTTGGTTAGGATCTTGTTTACGCAACATAGCTGCCATTGCCATTGGGTTCATACCACCTTGCTGAGTTTGCCCT